TCAATATCAACTGCTCGAACCCAAATCCCGTCTGGATTATGATCCGATTTTCTGGCGGAGTGACGGCTATCGCCCAACCACCCATCACTGGCAGTACGCCTATCTGGAAACCAGGTATCAACTTGATCTCTTAATTGCACACCAGCTGCACATAATTTAGGATTCAAAATTACACTCTGGCAATATCCATCTGCAAGTATCTTCATCAAAACCAATAGCATTAACAGGCTCAGGTGCTATAAACGCATCTTTTATTGCATCATAAGTATCGCCTACACCTGCATAGTTTTTACGTATATTGCCATTGTATGAAGTACGCAGACATTTTTGTCCTCTAAAATTACCATACCAAGTTTCAGTATCTAAGCCATCAATCAATTCTGTTTCATCAATACCTACGATGACTTCTGTAACTATATTATTTTCATCTAAAAATGCGTAATGTGCCATTATGCCCAACTCACATTTCCTGTGCCAGCAGTAATTGTTGTAACTTTGTAAGAACCATCTGTAGCTGTTGATCCTGTCAAACCACCACCGATTGTAATTGTTCCCGCAGCAGTTAAATAGCGAAGTATTACAACACCTGAACCACCATTATAGCCAGCAGCTCCAGAGTTATTTGTTGAACCAGATCCACCGCCACCTCTGTTTGCAGTGCCAGCAGCATTAGAACCACCACCATCCGTTGCAGTTCCCCAGGCAATTCCCTGACCAACGCCAGAGCCACCGCCACCATATCCAACGCTAGAACCTGTAATTGATACGCTTACTCCTGCGCCACCATTACCGCCATTATTTTGATCAATAAATGTTCCAACACTTCCCGCACCACCGCCACCAGATCCTGCATAAGCTGATGTATTTCCGCCAGCAAAACCTTGATTAGCCGTGCCTGTTCCACCAGTACCAGTTGGGCCAGTTGCGCCACCACCTGATCCACCATTACCACCATTTGTGGAAGATGCATCACCAGGGCTGCTTGCACCGCCACCGCCGCCTGTAGAAGTTATTGTAGAGAAAACTGAATTACTGCCGTTTGCGCCTTTATTGCCAACGCCACCAGTACCACCAGCTCCACCTGCGCCAACTGTAACTGTAAAGTTTTGTGCTTTGTTAAGGGTTAATGCGGTTTCTAAAGAACCACCACCACCAGTCGCAGTTACTGTAGAGCGAAGTCCACCACCGCCACCACCACCATCGTTTACGCCACCATTAGTAGAACCACCACCACCAGCACCACCAGCAACAACAAGGTAATCTACTGTAATTACAGCGGTTTGAGTTTGATTTAATCCACTAATTATATTTAACATTTATTGAATGGCTCCGACTACATACCAAACATTTGCAGCTTGTTTAATACACACTGCAGATTTGTATTGTGCAAGGGTAGGTGATGCCGCTGTAGCGCCAGCACTTAACACTGTTGTAGTACCAGGTGTTACTGCGCTAATTGTGCAAGTACCTACACCTATATTTAATACTGTAATAACTGTGCCTACTGCAAAATTATATGTAGCATCGGTTGGTATTTTAAATGCAATAGCAGTTGCTTTATTCATTGGGATAAGTTGTTGGTACTCATCACCGCTAGCAGCTGTGTAATCAACTGTCTTAGCGGTTTGTACTGTAAAGGCTGGTAATCCATTCCACATAGCGGAAGTAACTACATCACCAGTATTGCCTGGAAAAGTTGGCATTCTATCTCCTTAATAAGATAAGACGTTCTGTCCTAAGACCCCGTAATCTACGTTGCCTATTATAAACCCATCTATGACAGGTTCTAGCGTTGTAAACACTGTCCTAAAGGAATTAGGTGTAATCGTGTTTGCCACGCCAAAAATCTGCAAGGTTTTCTCTAACTGAGATCCCCCTGGCTGGGTTGTAATAACTGTAATTGGGTCAAAGAAATCTAGGTCCAAGGCAGCAAGAATACCTGCATCGTAATTGCTTGTGTATAGATCAAGCTCAATAGCATCACATCGGATAGTGGTCTCAGCTCTAGATGCGCAATAAGCACGGGCATAATCTAAGGCTACCGCATCGGTCTGCATAAGAAGATCCTGCAGGTTATATGAGTGTATAAAGTATTTGTCAATAGATGGCTGATTGATGGCTGTCTGTGGTGAGCCACCTGCACGGCTGATCTGGGCCGAATTGAAAATCAAAGTATCATCTAGTTTCCACATAGCGTTAGCGTAAGTAATACCTGTGCCATCATCAGCAAAGAGTGTAGGCGTGCCACCGATTGATGCTGTAGCAGTTAGTCGATCCTTAAATACAAACTCGCCATTAAAATCAACATATATAGCGCCATACTCTGAATCTGCCACAGTCTGCATAGCGCCTAAAGATGTGCGTGCTGTGCCTGGATCTGCCTGTAATGTAGTTTGACCTGCATCTATTTGCCTCATTGATGCTGGCCAGGAGATTTGATCTAAGATCTCATTGATGCGTGTGCCTGATAGGTCGCCAGCAGTAGCACCTGCCACTGTAGATATTTGTGCGTTTTGCGCAAGCCTCATGGCATCTACAGCTTGAATCGTTGTATAGGCAACTTCTGTTGCATCTTTAGGTTGAGTGTTTACATAGGATGTAATAAAGCCTGAGAAGATTGGGTAAGTAACGCTATTGTAATTGGCGGTTATCTGCACTTTCTTCATTGGTGTTAGTAAGCCGTAATAAGGCCCTGCAACATTAGTTGGATTAAAGTCGCCATTTTGATCTACGATGCGTAAGGTAAGTCGGCCTGTTTGGAATTGATCCACCAATGCATCACGGCCTGTAGATGTTTGCACTAGGTTTACACGATCAGATACATCAACGATTACAGCTACAGCATCGGCTAATACGTTCGTGCCTAGGATGCCAATATCTAGTTGCATAGCCTGTGCAGTAGCAGGGCCAGTTGAGAAGTTAATTATTGCATTGATTGTTGGTACAGCCATTAGTTAGTCAACGCTCCCGCTGGTAATAATTTGTTACCTGACTTTAATAACTGCAATACGTTCTGTTGGATAACAGCTTCTAATTGTTGATCGGTAACTATTGTGCCAGCGTTTACTGTTACACCTACTGTTGGAGTACCACCAGTTGCAGTCGCTGCGGGTTGATTAGTTACGCCTTGTGGCACTGTATAAGTATAATTTTCAAAAGGTGCTATTTGGTTTTTACCTCGGCCAGTCATTTCACCTAAAGCGTTAAACAGCGCAGGGCCAAAGTTAGTTAAAGCAGCGGCAGCTTGATATGTAGCTGAGGCTAGCAAATCAGTAGCGGTTTTGGCGTTTAATTCCGCATTATACTTCTTAGCCAACGCCTCGTTATTGTCTAAAATTGCTAACTGTGCCCTAATGCGTAATTTAGTCTCTTCATCGGTGGCGGCATTAAGTGCAACCATTAAGCCTATGCGCTCTACATCAAATTTATCTTTTAATTTGTCTAACTCTGTTTTTGCTTTTAACGCAGCGTTTTCTGCTGCTCGCAACTTATTAGCGTCTTTAATTCTTTTATTTTCGGTAGCCCTGGCAATATCAGCGCCAGCGCTAGATCCTAAACTATAACTAAAATTAGATTTAGGTTTCGTTGCTTCGCTAGCACCAAAAGATGCTAACTTGGCTATTAAAGAATTGTTGTATACAAACGCAATAACTTTATCTAGTTTTAATTTAGAGAATATGGCTGAACCAATACTGATAATTCGGCCTAATATAGAACTTAAACCAATTACTACGTTTGCAATAGTTGTAGCCACTTTTTCCATAGCCGTACCAAGTGAAGCTATATTTTGATCTTTGCCAATCATACTTAAAGAATCTAGTAAACCTTTGCCTATAGTTTCACTAGCATTGGCAGCGGAAGTTTTTAACACATCCATTTTACCTGCGTATGTATCTAATCTTGCCAAAGATTGACCTGAAAATTTATTAGAAGCCTCATCTAAAATTTTATTCATATCTCCACTGGCTAACGTGGTTTTATTAATTCCAGCACCTAATCTAGATAAAGCAGTGGTTTGCCCAGCGTAACCTTTAGCAATAGCCGCACTAACTTCTACAACGCTTTTACCTGTGCCAGCTGCTATATCTAGCGCAATACCTAGAGCCTTTTGGCTTTGAGTCAATGAGCCACTAGCTGTGAGTATTGTTTGTAATGCTGGCCTTAATTCGTCATCTAATACACCAGTAGCCTTCTGTAAATTGGCTATGTATAATTCAACCCCTGGTGCTGAAAAAGCATAGCCAGTGTTATTTAACTGTATCTCAAGCGCTTTGGCAGCCGCTTCATCTGCCGCAAAAGCTTTAATTGCATTTTTGCTAAAATTAGTTATTGCACCTACAGCGAATACACTTGCAAAAGTTTTACCCAGACTTTTAACCCTTTTATCAAACGCACTAATTTCTTTCTGGCCTTTTTTAAGTCCTTTGTTATCAAAGGTGCTAACTGCGCTGACAATTAAATTAGGCATTATGCAGCCTTCCTAAGTTCGGTATCTTTTTTAAACTTGACTGCTACTGTGTCAATAGCCTCAACCACAGCTGGTATGACTTTGTTTTTAGTCTCATCCCAAGCACGAAAAATAACACGGCCTCGCTGTTTGCCCTGACCCTTCATGCTGCTTAGCATCTCAGCTGCTGAATTAAACTCGGCTGGTGCATTAGGGTTTAATGATTTATTACCTCTAGGTTTATTTAAACGGCCAGCAGTTTCAAAGATTGCGCCTGATCTAGAATTATTGTAAACATAAAATGCAGCTCTATAGCCGCTGTTATTGCGTTTGTTTTGACCTGCTGAATAGGCCACTCCATTACGTGCTAAAGCGTAATCGTATGGTGGAAATAATCTCTTAGGATCTTTAATAGTATCTAGTGATGCAGTGCCTTTACCCCAGCCGCTTAAAACTTCGCTTTGTTGTGGCAGATAGCCACGGGCTCGATCCCGCACAATTAACATAGCCCGCTTAACGTTTTTAGACATCTCTTTATTAAGGTCTTTGTCTACATCCTTCATAGCCTTCTGGAGTTGCTTAACGCCGTTTACCACGACTGGCATTTTTGATCTCCTTAGCTCTATCTGTCAATACCTGGATTATCGCTAGATACATTTCAGTATCCATATCAATAAACTCGCTAGGCGGTATTCCAGTTTCTACTGCTAATTGCGCAATAGTGTAAGCAATAGAATTCCGCTCAGTTATTTTTTTTCTTCGTCTAATACCTCGACAGTATCTAGAGTGTCTATAAACTCTGATCCCCATAAAGGTATCTGTGCGCCAGCCCTGCGTAAGCATTCATAAGCCAGCCAGAATATCTCTGTTTGACGCTCATGCTCACGCAAGACCTTGCTAATTCCTGATCCGTACTTTAACTCGAAAGCGTACTCAACACCTGGTGTGATCTTGTGTTCAGATACTTCACCATTAGCCCTTGTTATCTTTAGCTTTGCCATTAGTACTCCTTAGTTAAAATGCCACCGATGGGGACACTGTTAATGCGGAGTTTACAGTAAAGGACAGACTTGACGTTGCAACCTCAGCCACGCCGCCCTGACCCAGTGGAGTCAGGTTGTTTACCAGGATTGAGAATTGGTAAGTTGGATTAGCAGCTGATACAGCAGTACCTTTAACGGTGATTACTGATACTGACAAGGTTTGCCCAAAGGCTGCATTAAGTGTCTGCATTACCTGGCTGGCTGCCCAGTCATTGATAAAGTCGATGGTAAATGTTGCAGATTGAAGTCCAGCCACAAATTTATGTGCGGTATCGCCCATCGCTGTTACTTCTAACTCATCTACGATCTGGTTAATTACGGCATTAGTTACGTATGAGCTAATGTCGATTGAAGATACTGTAGGTGCAGCGTTGGTAGCCAACTTGACACCTAC